ATTTATGATCAAGTTACTTATTCTAGTCAAGTAGCTAGTACGATTGCTCAAGGTAAACGCGCGCATACGTATGTATGGTGGCAAAATGTCCTTACCTACGAAAATGCAAAGCAAGTATTAGATTACTTTTTACCTAAAGTACAAACACCAAAGGGATCAATTGTCGCCTTAGATGCGGAAGATGGCGTTCAATCGACGGATGTAACGCTATGGGCGTTAGACTATATCAAAGAGGCTGGATATACACCGATGCTTTACGGATACAAAGGGTATCTTACTTCAGCTTATGATCTATCACGAATTGCAAAGAAGTATCAATTATGGATGGCAGAATATCCAGATTATGTAGTGACACCTTATCCAAATTACAATTATTTTCCTTCATTTGAAAATATCGGTATTTTTCAGTTCACGTCAACCTACGTTGCAGGAGGGCTAGATGGTAACGTTGATTTAACAGGTATTACCGATAATGGTTATACAAAAAATAACCAACCAGAAACAAACACACCAGCTATTGAAGAAGGTAAAGAAGTTGAAAAAACACCTACTTCTGCAGTAAAAGTTGGTGATATCGTCAAAGTAAAATTTAATGTAGATGCTTGGGCAACTGGCGAAGCTATTCCAGATTGGGTAAAAGGAAACAGCTATAAAGTACAAGAAGTAACTGGAAGCAGAGTGTTGCTAGAAGGCATTTTGTCATGGATTAGCAAAGGTGATATTGAACTATTACCAGATGCTACAACTGTTCCTGATAAACAGCCAGAAGCAACACACGTAGTTCAACATGGCGAAACATTATCAAGTATTGCTTACCAATATGGCACAGACTATCAAACGTTGGCTGCATTAAATGGATTGGCCAATCCAAATCTGATCTATCCTGGTCAAGTTTTGAGGGTAAATGGATTGGCAACAAGTAATGTTTACACAGTCCAATATGGGGATAATTTATCTGGCATTGCAGCTAAGCTTGGCACGACTTATCAAACTTTAGCTGCATTAAACGGATTAGCAAATCCTAACTTGATTTATCCTGGTCAAAGCTTAAATTATTAATTAAAAATGTAAAAGCTCTACTTCTCAATCATGGGGAGTAGAGCTTTTTTTATTTGCACTAAAATACATCATCCATCTGGTTAGTATTTGTTAGTGCAAATAAAATCAATATCCTAAAAAATTTATTTTCAAATTTCCATCTGGATAAACTACAATATTTTTAATCACTTGCCGCCATAAAGAACTTTTTTCCGAAATAGTTAGCTGTTTATATCCTTCTCTAAATTCAGCAGTAGAGTAGTTATGCAGTGAACTCAAATCAATTTTAGCAATTTTATTATCTTGTTCAGGAATTAAAAGTGCTTCTAATTCTTCTCTATCTTCTTTATATTCCTCTAATGTTATAACATCATTTAGATAAGCTTTTTTTAGTCGATCTATTTTCTTTTTTATTTTATCGTTAATATTCTTAGTTTTTTTTACTGCGGGTTCTTTTTGCATTCTTACAGACAATTCTTCTGCTTGTTTTTCAATATTTTCCAGAAGGAAATTTTCTAGTGTAGTTTCATATATGCCTTTTTTATTACTACATTTTTTTACGTTATTACGGTTTTTGGTGCATCTATATAAATGTCTTTCATTCGGGTTTGTCGTACCGTCTTTGCGTACATATCGGCTAATAACCGCCGTGGCGGAATAATTACAACCACATTCACTACAAACTAACAATCCAGTAAACATATAGTCGCGTTTTTTATTCATACGAATATTTTTTGAAAGTTGCAATTGTACTCTTTCGAATACGTCACGATCAACAATAGGTTCACAAAAATTTTTATTATCTCGTAATTCACCAATATATTTTCTATTAGTAAGCATTTGCCGAACACTTTGATAATCTCTTGTCATGCTGAAATGATTTTCTAAATGTCTAACGGTGGCACGCATGCTGCCAGTTTCTAAATAGTATTGGAAAATTTCTTTTACTATTTCAGCTTTTTCATTCGGAACAAGATGTTTGTCTTTGATATCGTAGCCAAGCGGTACTTTTCCACTAACAACTTCACCTTTTCGTATTTTATTATCGAAAACGGCACGAATTCTTTCAGAAGTCATCTGTGCTTCAAGCTCAGCAAAACCCATTGATTGATTTACAAATGAACGGCCCATTGCTGTTTCTGTGTTAAAGAAAGGTTGTGTAACGGCTAACCAAGTAACATTGTTTTTGTCTAGTATTTCTTGAATATTTAAATAATGACGTAAATTTCTAAACCATCTATCTAATTTTGTAAATAAGATCGTATCGATTTTTCCTTTTTTAACATCATCTAATAATTTTTGAAATTCATCACGATATAGTTTCTGACCTGAAATGCCATCATCTATATAAGTTTTGAATACTCTCATGTTTCCTTGTTGTCTTACGTATTCATTTAAAGTGTGTTGTTGTTCATCCAAACTATCACCATGTTTAGCTTGTTGATCTGTAGACACACGTATGTATAACGCTACTTGTTTTATTTCATTTGCCATTGTTTCACCTCATTATTTTTGGTAAAATAGGCGTAACAAAATAAGCCTATTTTGGTTCTATTTTTAACGCACAACTTCTTGGTCGGAGGGTGCGTTATTTTTTATAGTTTATCTGCGAAGTTATAAGTTACATTTCCATCCTTTACCATTAACAGAGTGTTCTCTGTATTTTCAGGATTCAAAACACTTATTACATAGCCAGAACCATATTTTTCTTGCATAGCTTGCGACATAGTTCGAATATTTTCAGTCATATCATTCCAATCGTCTTTTGTAACTGTTCCAGATAACATCGCTAAAATAGCTGTTTTAAAATCAGAATCGGTTGGTGTTATAGTAAACATTTTTTTACTGCTTGAAAAAGAAACATCAGCCACTCCTTCAAAACTCTTTTGGAGTTGAGTTAATAAAATAGCTTCATTAGAAGCTTTTGATTTAATTTGTTCAGTAGAAGGCTGTTCTGATTTATTTTCAGAAGATTTATTGCTATCTAGATTAGTTATTATACCTCCAATTATCGCCAATATTATGAAGAATCCTAAACAACCAATACATCCTTTTCCTGCGCGATTCTTTTCCTCTTCACGTCTAGCTCTTATTCTAGCTCTTTCTAATTCTTCCTCTTTTTGAATCTCATCACTTTTCACTTGTAACCCTTCCTTTCATTTTTACAAACTCATTTTTACATAGCTGATTAATTTTGATGGATCATAATTATATCTAAATTGATTTATTGCTGTTCTGGCTAAACTTTGATTTAACAAAATAAATTTTGTTAGGAAATCGTATAATCTAACATAAAGTGCAGCTGCACTGATTTCAAATTCGTCACAGATTTGATAAAAAGACATTCGCTTTCTAAAACATTCTTTTAGAGCTTCATTATTAATCAAAGCAAGTGATGCAAAAATATTAGCTCGTAATTCTTTTGGTGCATCTTTTTCGGAATAACCGTTCCCATCTAATAAATCCGAGAAGCTTTGTGTTGTTTTTGATTTATCCATATCAAAATAATAGTGTCCCAATTCGTGTAAAATAGAAAAACGTTGTCTTCCTTCTACCATAAACGGATTATAAGAGATTCCGTAGTTTCCAAAAATATTTATTATGTTTCCAGATAAATATTTAGAAGCAACTTCACCAAATGAATAAGAGACAATTTCAATATCTTCAACATCAATTGCATAGTCTCTATAATGATCCCAACGTAAATCTTTTAACTCAATTCCGTAGTAGTCTGCAATTTTTTCAATAATAATGTAACTTTGATCATGATATTTAAAATAAGTGTCATAGTCTATATCCATAAGTAGCCTTCCAATCATTTATTCTTTAATCTATTTTTCATGAACTCAAAATACTCTTTCAGTTCTTCCTCTAATTTTTCTCTGTCTTCTTCTGGAATATCTTTGGTATCAATACGGAAGAAAGTAGAGAATTCTTCTTCCGGTTCGCCCTTATCAATACTAGGATTGTCAGTTCTTCCTAAAAGATAGTCAGTCGAAACACCAAAGTAGTCAGCAACCTTTTGTAGTTTGTCAGAGGCGGGGGAACTCGTTTTCCATCGATACAAAGAGTTTTTTCCAAAACCTAGTCGAGATTCTAATTCTAAAATAGAAATTTTTTGACTATCAGCCAATTTTTTTACTCTTTCAAATGTAGTCATATCAACCATCCTAGATGCTTAGAAAAAAGATTCTATACAAAAATATAGAAAATGCTTGACGTCTATATAAATATATAATATACTCTTCTCGTAAGCTAATTTATTAGCTAATAAGTTCTCAAATAAAACCAATAAATGAAACATAAAATCGTTGGGGAACGGTGAAAGTGTTTATTTACTAGTCTTTAGAAGGCTTATTTAACTATGGTTATATTCTATATTATTATATAGAAAGTGTCAACGTATTTTGTTAAATTAGCTAATTTTTTAGCTTACAAATTAAAAATAAAAGGGAGTGAGTAATAAATATGTCACAAGACTTAGCAATTGACGTAAGAGCAGCTCTAATTCGTGCAGGCAAAAACCAATCTTGGTTAGCAAAACAATTAGGGATTTCAAGCCCTTACTTGTCAGATATTCTTCATGGTCGTAGACGTTCAGAAGAGCAAGTTCAGAAAATCAAAAAAATCTTAAATATCAAGTGAGGTGAATAAAATGGCAGATCAAGTAAATATTGATTTATTAGGTCAAGCATATTGTAACGTTCTGACACGCAAAACAGGAATTAAACATACGTACACTATCAAAGGAAAGGATGGCGAAAAACAAAATGAACAATTTAGTAATAATGAAAAATCAGCAAGCAGTAACAAGTAGTCTGCAAGTTGCAGAAGTATTTGAAAAACAACATAAGCATGTTTTGGAAGCTATTGATGAATTGAAGCAAGGGGTAGCCGAAAATTCGGCAGACCTATTTTACGAAGACACCTACATTCATCCACAAAACAAACAATCTTATCGCCAAGTAATTATGAACCGTGACGGATTCACACTACTAGCAATGGGATTCACAGGTCAAAAAGCTTTGCAATTTAAATTGAAATATATTGAAGCTTTTAATCAAATGGAAAAAGAAATTCAACAGCCTAAACTTCCAACCTCTCAAAGAGAATTGGCGATGCTTGCTTTATCAGCAAATGAAGAAACAAATGAGCGTGTAGATGTAATTGAAAAAGAAGTAGCCGACTTAAAAGACAATCAAAAAATCGGTGCAGATGATTATGGCTACTTATCACGTCGAGTTCATCAACGAGTAGCGGAAGTGGCAAGAGGATTTGGAAAAATCACAAAGGAACAGCGTAGCAAGCTATACAAAGATATTAATTCAGGTATTAAGCAAATCACCGGCGTGGGTACTCGATCACAATTGAGAGAAAAACATTATCCAATCGTGATTGAATATATCAACGACTGGGAGCCGTCGACAGCAACAAAAACAGTTGTAAGACAAATGAGCTTTGACTTAAACGACATAGCGTAGGGAGAACATTATGGCTTATACAACTGAACAAGAGGCTTGGATACTCAACCAAATCAAAAAAGAGCGGAAACAGCTACAAGACGACCGAGCAGCACTTAGACAGTCAGAACAACTAACAGAAGGAAAAGCTTATCAAATTGAAAGAGAACTCGAATTTTTAAGAGGTTTAGAAATTCAAAATAGAATTCATGCATAGGAGGAATAAATATGAATTACAAAAAAAGAAACATCATCCAATTATTGAAAGAAGACAATGTTTCACCAAGCGAATGTTTGGATTTGATTCATGATGTAATTGAATATTATGAAGATCTAGGCGTTAAAGATTTACCTAAAAATGTAGACATTTATACATTTTTAGCTAGCACGTATTACTGGAAAGGATTATTTGATGGTTCTAATTATCAGTAGGGTCTACTTTTTCAAAAGTAATACCACCGCCAATATGGATAGTAGATGTATCAAAACTTATGTTTTCAATTGTTTTTTTCAGAAGAATTCTAAAGTTTTTTCTAGATTCAGCTGTTGATAAGTCATACGTTGGGGTGTTGTAGCCAGAAACATCAAAAGGAAGTTTAGCTGTATTACTGTCTCTAATTTGAATGACTTCTTTACAGAGAGCACGTGCATACCCTAATTCATAGTATACGTTCGGATTGTTGCCAGATAGATCTGCAAGGATTAAATCTGCTTCTTTGATACAAAAATGAATTCGTTCTATGTTCTGTTGATTATGAAATTCTAAGTCAGCACGAATAATTTCGAATTCCAATTTATTTTCAGAAAAACAAAATTGAATTTGATCTAGTAATTCGTCAGATTGTTTACGAATGTCAGAATTTTTCTCTCCAATTGGAGTTACAAAAAAACATTTTTTCATAAAATCACCTCATTAATTATTTTATTAGGGAGTTTCTGATAGTTAATTATAGCAAAGAATTATAAAAGCAAACAATAGCATAGGAGGTTAACCATGAAAGCGATACGTGAAGCTCGACTGATAGGAGCATTTTTAGTGATGATTGCGCTAGGTGTGTTATTGAAAAATCACTTTTCAATGCCAATACTAGCAACGCTAAGTTCACCTTTCTTTATCCATTGGTTTTTTAACTGGGATGAAGCGAAGTATCAATACTCTAAAAAAGGAGGCGATAAAAAATGTATGTAGCTGTAGGTGAAGCTAGTAGAGAAACATATGTGATTGGAGAAACACAAGCGGAAGTCATGCGAAAGTTGTTTGAAGAATATCCGTATGTTTCAGCTGATAAAAATGTTTATCCAGAGAGATTAAGCATAGTAGAAAAAGAGCCCCGAACGTCTGCAAACGAACAGGGCAAATATTGAACCAAAAAATTAAAAAAATGACTAACTAAGGAGAGTATACCAAAATGAACGATAAAATTCAAAAAATGATTAAGAAACTAGCAAAAGAATGCCAGAAAGAGGATATAGGTTTATCTTTGGCCACTATCGATTCAGAAGGAGAATTGGCAATGGCTCAAGTTGGAGAAGATGCGATGGTAGCTATTGCTGCACATAGCCAATATACAGTAGTAAAAGAAGAACTAGCTGAATTAGATTGTGATTGTCCAATGCATCGTCACTTGAAAGAAATGTACGGTATTGAAACAGAAACTACAGCTAAAAATAAACATACTTTTGTAACAGATGATCCAAACGATTTGATAGATATATTATCGAAAATTTCTCGAGGTGAGTTGTAATGATTGAAGTAAGAGGTTTGGGTAACGACATTTACGAATTAATGTTAGCAAACGCACAGAATAACATTATTCAATCTGTTCGGACATCTGCATCTTATGGCAATACAAGTTGTGTGGTAAGCAGTAAAGGAGCTACAAAACCATTTTTAGATCAATTACAAATGCAAGGTGTCGATTATATCGAATTGGAAGATGAAAAAATAAAACTATTTTGGGAGGGATTGTAATGCCTGAATTTGATTCGCTAGGGGCAAGACAAGAGCCACCCGAAGAAAAAGAAGTATTAGAGCCGATGTGGGAATACGATGAGGAGGAAGACGAAAGATGATTCAATCTACTTTATCCATGAGCCACCAAGAATGGCTTGAGGATAGGCGTAAAGGAATTGGAGGATCAGACGTTGCAACAATCTTAGGCTTGAATCAATATAAATCAGCTTATCAATTATGGCTAGAGAAAACAGGTCAAGTTGAGCTGAAAGATACAGAAAGCGAGCCAGCCTATTGGGGGAATGTTTTAGAAGAAGTTGTTGCGAAAGAGTTCCAAGAAAGAACAGGAAAAAAAGTTCGTCGTAGAAATCAAGTCTTCGAACATTCGCTCCATCCTTTTTTAAGAGCAAATATTGATAGAGAAGTGGTTAGAGAAAATGCCATTCTAGAATGCAAAACTGCAAATCAATTTTTAGCGAAAGAATGGGCAGGAGACGAAGTGCCATTGAGTTATCTTTGCCAAGTTCAGCATTATATGAATGTTTTGAATAAAGACTATTGTTATATTGCAGTTTTAATTGGTGGTCAGAAATTTATTTGGAAACGAGTAGAACGTGATCAGGAATTAATCGATGTACTGACCGAGCAATTAGTTGATTTTTGGGAAAATAACGTAATCAAAGGCGTTGAACCTATTATTGACGGAAGTAAGGCAACAGCTGACTTTTTAAAGGATAAGTATAGCGACATAGAAGAAACGCAAACTACTTTACCTGCTTCGTTTGACGAATTGATAGATCAAAAAAATGAAATGAAGAAAACCAAAAAAGAGTTGGATGTAGCTATTAGAAAAATTGAAAATGAAATAAAAAGTGAATTGGGAAAAAGAAATGCAAGTATTGGTATTACCAAAAAACATATTGTTGAGTGGAAGGAAATACCTACTAAAAGATTGAACAGTAAAAAGTTTGCTGAAAAATATCCTCAAATTGCAGAAGATGAAGAAATATATATGGTTACTACGCCACGAAGATTAATAGAAAAGGAGATTGAGTAAATGTGTAAAGTATGCCCAAGATGCAAAAGTAAAGTAAGAGATAAAAATTGGAAGTATTGTTCCATTTGTGGTTTGAAATTGAAGGAGGAAAAATAATAATGGCAACAAACGAAACCTTAAAAAATCAATTATCACAACAAAATCAAAAACAAGTTCCTGCGAATCAATTAGGTTTAAAAGGATTAATGAATACTCCTACTATGAAGCGGAAATTTGAGGAAGTTCTTCATGAAAATGCTAATGCTTTTATGTCAAATGTCATGACCTTAGTTTCTAATGATAGCTACTTGGCAGAAAGCGAGCCAATGTCTATCTTAAGCGGGGCTTTAACAGCTGCTACATTAAATTTAGGATTAGATAAAAATCTAGGTTATGCCTATCTCGTACCATTTAATACTAAAAATAAGCAGACTGGCAAATGGGAGAGGAAAGCCCAATTTATTTTAGGATATAAAGGGTATATTCAATTGGCTCAACGGTCAGGTAAATATAAAGCATTAAATGTTATTGAAGTTTACGAAGGAGAGTTACTGAGTTGGAACAGGTTAACGGAAGAATTTGAATTTGATCCAAACGGTAGACAATCAGATGATGTAATCGGATATGTTGGATATTTTGAACTATTAAATGGATTCAAGAAAACTGTTTATTGGACCAAACAAGAAATTGAAGCTCATCGAATCGCAAATAGCAAAGACAAAGAAAAAACAAAATTGAGCGGTGTCTGGGCTACAGATTATAATGCGATGGCTCGTAAAACAGTATTAAGAAATATGTTATCAAAATGGGGAATTTTATCTATCGAAATGCAAGAAGCGACAACTTCAGATGAAAAAGTTCAACAAATGCAAGAAGATGGAAATATTATTTCTGAAACGGAAGTAGAAGAAAATACTACGATGAAAACAGCAGAAATAATTAATGAAGCTGATTCAGATTCATTGAATCAAACAGATTTATTTGATACTAAAAATCCACCATTAGAGTAAAGAAGGAGATGTAATGGCAAGACCTGCAAAAGAAGGTTTGGATTATTTTCCTCTTGATGTTGGAATTTTTGAAGACGAAAAAATAGAAGCTATTGCTGGGGAATTTGGTATTAAAGGAGAACTTGCGGTAATCAAACTGCTTTGTGCGATATACAAAAAAGGATATTTCATTTTGTGGGATGATTTATCGCAAGCAACTCTTTTAAAACGCCTGCCTGGAGTAAGTAAGGAAATGCTCAATCAAATAGTGAACCGCTTAGTCTTATGGGGATTTTTTGATAAAGAACTGTTTGACTCGGTCAAGGTGCTTACGAGTGAGAATATCCAAGCGACATTTTTCGAAGCGACAAAAAGACGGAAAACACCAAAACCAACTAAATATATAGTTAATGTTAACAGTAACTCTCAAAGTGAAACAGTTAATGCTGACATTAATACACAAAGTAAAGTAAAGGAAAGTAAAGTAAATAAAAGTAAAGTAAACAAAAAAGAAACAGAAAGTAGCATCAATCCGTCGTCACCTGAAACGTCGGTTGAGAAAGCATTCTTTGAAGAGCCGTTAGGTGAAGAAAAACTAACGGAGTTAATCCGCTATTATTCACAGAATGTAAGTCCTGCTACTCCTGTTAATATCACTGATTTACAATATGATCTTGCTGATTTTGACGGAGATCTCGAGTTATTGAAAGAGGCTGTTAATATCTGTGCTAGAAATAATGAACGAAGATATAGCTATTTTGCTGGTATTTTGAAAAATTGGCGAGCAAATGGTGTAAAAACATATGCTGATTATCTAAATAACGAGAGAGAACGAGCAGATAAAAAAACACAAAATAAGCAATATCAAAATAAACCTGTTCGGCAAGAAAAGGTGCCTGAATGGATGAATCAAGCGAACGGTGAAGAAGAAAAGCTATCGCCAGAAGAACAAGCTGAACTTGATAGACAAATAAAAGAATACTTGGAGGGAAAATGATGCGGATTATCCTACCGATTGAACCAAAACCACAAAGTCGCCCAAGATTTGCTAGACGTGGGAATTATGTTCAAACCTACGAAGATAGCGCTATGAGAGCCTATAAACAAAAGGTAAAAGCGTATCTACGAAAGGCAAAACCAGAATTGATTGAAAAAGGGGCTATTTTTGCGCATGTGACGTTTTACGTTCCTGCACATATCTCTATTAAGTTCTAAAAAGAAACGCTTAGAAGTGAAATTAGAGCGGAAATATTGCGATAAGAAAAGTGACTTAGATAATTATTTCAAAGCAGTCACTGATGCTGCCGAAGGTATTTTATATAAAAACGATGGTCAAATTGCTGTGATGGTTTGCCAAAAGTTGTACAGTATGCGACCACGAACAGAACTAGAAATTACAAGTTTGGAGGAAAAGGAATGACGAAAAACAAACTCAGAGAAACAAAAAGAGCCATTCGTCAGAGAATTCTTTTTTTGACTGGTGATGATGAATCATGGATGAATAATCCAGAAATCGTGGAAGAGGTCCAGAGATTATCAAAACGACTGAATTCTAACCTTATAAACGATAAGCGACCATTACCAAAATTAGAGCCTGACAAGCTGACGAAAGAAGAATATCAGCACTTATTAGACTTAGGTTATCAAGTAAACGATATTAAGAAAGCTCTCGGACTTGGAACAACCACATTTCAAAACTGGCGAAAGGCAAATGGCATAGAAAACATAATTAAGCGAAAAGAAAATAACAAAGTAGAGGAGACAAAACACATGAAATTTAATTTAAATACAGCAACGTTACTTATTTCAAACAATTTTGGAGTGAAAGCAGAGGAATGTTTAACGATCTCAAAAAGCGGTCTGGCTTTAAGTGGTCCAGTAGTACAACGCTTGAACAAACCAGAATGGGTTCAACTATATTTAGACGAACAAAACAAAGCGTTATTTGTTTTGCCGTGTGAAGCAACTGCAGAAGGTGCAAGAAGTTGTGTAAGTCCTAAAGCAAATAAAAAAACAGGCTATCGAAAAAGCTGGAATGGTCACGTGTTAAGAAAAGCTGCCGAAGTTGGAGGCTTTAACATCGAAACAGATGTTTACCATGTAAAACCAGAAGAAGTGGAAGGACATCCAAACGCTTTAGGATTTGATTTGACAAAGGCGGTCAAAGTGAATGGGTAAAACTAAATCTAAAATCAAAAAGAAAAAACGCCGACTTAAAGAAAAAGCTATCGCAAACGGCACATACAATAAACGAGGTAAAAACGATGACGTGCATAAAATGCAAGGGACAGATGATTGTCTGGGAAAAAGATAGATTCGGTCATGCGAAAGCAATGCCTTGTCCGTTATGCAACAAAAGTGGGCAAGGTGTTGCGAAAAAGTTAGCTGAAATAAAGAAGAAATAAACGAAAGGAGTGGAGGTTTGGTCGACCATAAAGAATTCTTTACTCCTTTGAAATTATGATAGTATGGGCACTATTTGATAGTGGGAACGGATGTTATAAACGTTCTGCACAAAAGTTTGAAGATATAGAAATATACAGCATAGGTTTGGATATTGAAAATAAGAATGACCATTTTATTCATCTGAATTTAGCGGACTATTCTTATATGTTTAATGATAATAAATTATTCAAAGTTTTAGACAAATTACCAAAACCAGATTTAATCATTGCAAGCCCACCATGTGAAAGCTGGTCAGTAGCTAGTGCAATGAAAAATGGGAATGCATGTTGGAAAAGAGAAGATGTAACAGATAATTTATTTGCGCCACAGATATTACCAAGCCCGTTTACTATAAGAACCACAAAAGATTACGAAGATACTAATTATGTTTATGAACGACAATTTTTAAAAAGAGTGAATGGAGAGTTAACGGTTTTTAATACTATAAAAATTATAAAAAAGTACCAACCCAGATATTTCATTATTGAGAACCCGGCTAATGGTAAAATTTGGGAATATATTGAAGATGTCTTGAATTTTAAACTACCATTTAAAAATTTAACCAGGTATAACAATTATGATTATCCATTACAGAAGCCTACGAAATTTGCCAGTAATATTCATTTGGGATTGAAAAATAAAGTTATTAAACAAGAAATTGCCTGGGGCAATTTTTCCAAAAGCTATAATGAACGATCAAATATTCCAGAAAAATTAGTGGATGACATATTTAAAAAAGTTTTAGAGAAAAATAAATAGAAAGGAGCGGAGGTTTGCGGCCGCATTAAAAAGCTTTTTGCTCCTTAAAAACGATGAAACTAACAACAGAAAAAATAAATGAACTGCTAGGTGTTGATGAAAGCTTTCATGCTTCCTATAAATTGATTGAAATATTAAGTAGTCCAAGCGAACGAGAACTACTATTTACCAACTTTTTAAAAGAAGAACAAGACCTATCATTTGATTGGTTCACAGAATATTTTCAAGCGGAACATTCAGATCGAAAAGGAAAGAAACAAGATTTTACACCAGACGGAATCATTCGGGTTGCCAGTGGAGTTCTTGGGGCGACTCGTTCCAATGCAGACATCTGTGCAGGAACTGGCGGTTTAACAATTAAACGATATGCAGAAAATCCTGATGCACAGTTTTATTGTGAGGAGTTTTCAGATCGTGCATTGCCATTTCTCTTGTTTAATTTAGCAATCAGAAATATAAATGCCGTAGTTCTACATGGTGATTCATTAAGTCGTGAGTTTAAAGCAATATACAAATTAACAAAATCAACTGAGTTTAGCTCTATTGAAATTGTTGATGAAGTATCAGCGACTAAATCGGAAACGGTCATCATGAATCCACCTTACTCGCTCCCTTGGAATCCATTAAAAGAGTATTTAGAGCAAGAGCGTTTTTCGGATTTTGATGTATTAGCACCAAAATCAAAAGCAGACTACGCCTTTTTATTACAAGGTATCCATCAACTAAAAGAAAATGGTGTGATGTCTATTATTTTACCGCACGGCGTTTTGTTTCGAGGTGCTGCAGAAGAAAAGATTCGCAAGAAACTTATTGAAAAGAATCTGCTAGATGCAGTTATTGGACTACCTGCAAAAGCATTTATGAATACTGATATTCCAACGGTTCTTCTAGTTTTAAGAAAGAACCGATTGAATAAAAATATTTTATTCATTGATGCCAGCAAGGAATTTAAAAAGGAAAAGGCTTGGAATGTTTTAGAAGACGAACATGTTGCTAAAATTTTAGAAGTGTTCCAATCAAGAAAAGCAGTTGATAAGTTTAGCAGTGTAGTTACTATCGAAGAATTGAAAGAAAATGACTTTAATCTAAACATACCACGTTATATTGATACTTTTGAACCAGAACCTGTAAAGCCATTATCTGAAATAATGGCAGAAATGAAACAAACAGAGCAAGAGATTGCAAAAAATAATATCGAGCTAGCCAAAATGATGAATGATTTAGTCGGAACTACGCCAGAAGCTGATAGACAAATAAAAGAGTTTGCTTCATTCTTTTCGGAACACGTTGGGTATAAGGACAGTAAAAAGCCAAAACGACCAATAAAGAGAGCAGAACCGGCGGAAGGGGAGCAATTGAGCCTATTATGATTGATTTTGATAACTTTGAATGTGTCAAATTAGAAGATGTGGCAGAATTTGGAAGGGCAAAAGCGGGATACATTTATCCTGCTGGAACATCAACCATTCAAATATCGGCTACGAAAGGCCAAATAGACTTTCTAGAATATCCTAGGGAAGTACCAACAAAGGAAGTTGTGATCATTCCTCAAAATGGAATTGAGCCTAAGTATTTTAATTTAATTCTACAAAGAAATGTAGACAAATTTATTGCAAAGTATGCAACAGGTATCAATATACAAGAAAAGGAAATTGGTAATTTTCCAATAGAGTTATTCAATCGAGAAACCCAAAAAGCCTTTGTTCGGATGATGGATCATATCACGGATGAAATAGCGACGGCAGAAAATGAACTAACCATCTATAAGGAAATGAAAAAAGCTTTTCTTGGTGATTTGATGTTGTAATTTAAGAAAGCGAGTGAAGAAGATGATTCCAAAGTTTAGAGCGTGGGATAAGCGAGAAAACACAATGAGAGATGTAGCTGTCTTACATTTTACTAAAGGTGGTAAGGTCAACAGTATCGAATATTGGAAGACACCTTCCGAATTGAAATCATATCATGTACGAAATTTAGTCCTCATGCAATCAACAGGGTTGAAAGACCTGAACGGCGTTGAAATTTTTGAGGGAGATATTGTTAAGGTCACGGTGAATAATTATGGGACTGGTGAACGATTTGAACAAATCGATAAAGTTGTTTATGAAGACTGCAGATTTTGTTTTAATGACGGCTTTTATTACTCAGAAACTATCAAATATTCTGGATATGAAAATAAAGAAGTCATCGGAAATGTCTACGAAAATCCAGAATTATTGGAGGGAACAGAATGAGCGAGCTAGAAAAGATGGGTAATATTCTTATGGAAACAGCTTTGAATTTTACACACCCAATATTTGAAGATACGTATCCAGAATGGGGAACGGTATGTAACATCGGGGAAGAGCTAGTCAGAATGGCAAAACCAGAATTCAGCGAAAATCAGCAGGTTGTGCTGGATTGGTTGAAAGAATCATGCAAATTAAACGGATTACGTGAAGTTATCGAAATTATGGGATTTTTATCAACTACTGGTGGAAAAATGAAGTATAAGCAAATAGCTTATGCATATGCTGATTTAAATGAGGTTGAATTAGCTCAAGTATTACAGGCGTTTGGCCAGTGGGCTTTTGAACAGGAGGAAGCGGAATGAGCTACGAAATAACATATGACGAGAACGTCAGCAATAATGTGCAACAAAAAAATATTGTTGTCAATAGTAGGCATTTATACAAAGTTTATCTTGAAAAAGAAGCCTATCGTAAAAATGAGGAGACGGGTATTGATTACACATTAGACATTAAATGTGATGAAACTGGCGTCAATGTACAAGCGGTGTTACCACACGAGGTCCTTTATGAATTAAATAAAATGATAGGCGACAGTCTGAAATTTTAGGAGGAACAGCGATGAATAAACAAGAATTGATTGAAGAGTTAGAATGTTTAGAAGTTTCTACAGATAGTGTTGATTATTTGAAAGGTGCTGACTATGCCAACGAAAGAGCAATTAATTTAGCAAAACAACTAGATGAACCGATAAAAGTTGTTGTTCCGAAGTTTGTTGCGGAATGGCTTGATAAACATAAGTATTCCACTGATATAATTGATCTCTTTTTAAGCGTTGAGTACGCAACTGATTCAGATGGGTTTATTTCTGAAAAATGGGATTACAGTGGAGAATTTTATGATTGGTTGAATAATAGTGCAGATGTACAGTTTACGTTGTGCGACGCTATGAGGTATGGCTACGAAGTCGTGAAGGAACAGTTGTATTGGGCGGTCAGAGGTGTTACAGATTATTTTAGATGCGACGAGAAAATTATTGTTTTTAAAAAGGAAGAAGAAGCGTTGGAAGTTGCTAATCTCATTGGTATAAATACAGAAGTTAAAAAAATGAATAGTATCGATTGCTCAGAATGCATATCAATTGAAGAGTTAAGGAATGAAAATGAAGAACCTCTATTTTATGTTGCTTTACCAAAAATCGGTGACACAGAGTTTTGTTATCTTTGGACTGATACCGATGGAGCTGTATATACACAAGGCAATAAAGGGTTATGCATCGGAAGACTGAAACATACAGAACAAGAAATCAAAGCAATTGATGAACGTTACTGGCTGTTTGCTGTGAAAGTGGATGGTGAATAAATGAAACGCAACTGGAAAAGAGTAATAAATAAAGTTAGTGGCATTGCAATAATGATTCTTGTAGCCAAAGCAACCGTGAGCTATTTCGTGTATGGCAATGACATAACAAGCAGTGACCTTGTTTATTTCCTTTCATGCTCGTTTATTTTGGGATTAGGGCTATATTTAGGGGGTTCCAGCGTATGAGTTATCCAGAAGTTTTTATCTTAGGAAGGCAAGTTGATGGAGTGTATGTTGAGTACTTACATGGAGCAGAGAAAGCCGATTTATTTTTCGATTATACGATAGCTCGTGATGAAAGAAATCATATGAATAAAACCAATACAAAAGATGGCGAATGGAGAATTTTAAAATACGGGAGGCCAATTACATTGGAGTTTTAACTTATTGCAACTTTTTTACAATAACTAGCCGATTTTTTGCAAACAAAAAGCCAGCCGACCAATGGCTGACTAATGTGGTAGTTAGCACTTTTCCCAAGTAAAGTGCTAATAGTGCCAACAAATAAGGTTGACATTGTGTCTCTGGTGGAGACAGGAACTATCGATAACTGTTTTCCGCCAGTTATCATAGAAAAGGAGAAATTTATTTCAGAAATAAAATCCCCAAGAAAGTTAATATGATTATATCATGAGTAAATGTATTTGAAAATACTATCTCATAGTACGTATTGTAAAAAGTATATTTAGTAGAAAAATAAAAAGCCGGATTCCTCCGGCTGTTGGTAATATTCTCGACACGAATATTATACCATAAACGGGGGAATCAAAGGATGGTACTTTTTGACGTAAAGAAATATGAAACACCAGATGCAAAGGACGTAGATATGGAACAAACAAAACATAATGTCAGTGTGTTCCTATCTGCCTATCTTGCTGCTAGATGTCGTGTTGGCCAGCCGAGGGAACCAAAAGTAACAGCTTCATTCTCTTTGGTTCCACCATCAACGGCCAATAACGTTTTCGAAGCCGAGCAAATGTTAATCCAGAAAGAAGAAGCCCAAGAAGAGTTTGATTACCTTCATAAGCTTTTTGTTAGAGGTTATTCTGCGATTCAGCATCCGCACAAACCAGATGTTACCGAGCGAAGAAAAAGAATCTTCTATGACCGTTATATCAACGGCAATCCGATCTATCTAGCAGCGCAACGGAATTGCATCAGCGAAGAATCAGTGAAACAAGAATCTAATATGATTATTGTTCAATTTGCTTCGGCACTGGAACTGGTTGCTTTTAAGTAGCCATTTATTACACTTTTTATACCTCTTTTATACACTTTATCTACACTTCATATACCTTTGAAACGGGTTATTATGATAGTGTCAAAAAAATAAGAAATGCGACACACTTACACAAATACATTAACGGAACGATTGCCTACTTATTTTTTTGATTTGAGATTACAAGGAAGTAAAAAAATCTACTTTCTTCGTTTAGTCACTTGTGATCTCATTTAGATTCTCTCGCAAACTGCAAATTATAAAACTAAAGAAGTGAGGTGGATTTCCTCTCTCTTTTTTCTACAGGTTTGCGAGAGTTAATGGAGCATAGCTTAATCGGTAGAGCAGCGGTCTCCAAAACCGTTAGTATAGGTTCGAGTCCTATTGTTCCAGTAAGTGGCATAAGCTACTTAAATAATATAGATCGTCAATGAATGTTCGGACAAACAAATTGGCGCTACTACCTTTCACTAGGACTGCATTTATATGCAGTCCTTTTTGTTTTAATTGTAGTAGGGTTTTCATTTTGAAAGGGGAAATGTCAAATGGCAAAAGCAAAGAAAGAAGAAGTGCAGGAAACAAAGACTGCTAAAAAGAAACCAGCAGTTAAAGAAGTTGAGCAACCTGACAATGTGGAAGTAACTGAAGAACCTGTTGAAGCTAATGAAATTACAACAGGGACTATTAAAGTTGGTGACCTAACAATTAGTAATGAAGGTATTAAATACGAATCTACTAATGATGAAGCACCACAAACAATTGAACGCCAAACACCATTTGGGGTTGAGGTGTGGGATCCTATCGAAAAGCGCACCGTGTTGAAAGATGCCTAAGTATTGCCGCCAAGAAGGTTGCCGTACTCTATTAGAAAAGGGTAGCTACTGCGACGAGCATAAGCGAAAGAAGCGAGTGATCAAACGTTACTATTCTAAAAACAAATCATTCTACAAATCAGATGACTGGAAAAGCGTTGCTGATGCTGTCCGCTTTCGTGATAAGTATAAATGTACAATTTGTCATAAACCTGTGTTTGGTCGTGATAGTCAAGTGGATCATATCAAGCCAATTTGGTTGAATCCAAATATAAGATTAGACATGAACAACTTACGTTTGGTTTGTGCAACGTGTCATCCAAAAGTTGAATATCGTCCACAAACGCAAAAAGAAATTGAAATGAAAAAAAATTATAATCCCGCAGATTATTTTTAAGCCCCCCTCTGAAATTAATTTAAATTTTTTTTCATGGGGATAGGGTAGGGGGACCTCTTTAGACACCTCCAGAGCATTTTCAAAAAAAGAAAGGGGGGTAAAAATGGCTGGACGTAAAAGTAAAAAACAAAAAATCCTTGATGAAGCCTTGCAACATAAGGAATTTGAGCGAATGCGTATCATAGAAATATTAAAATCATTAGGAAAGTTCACGCCTGCTTTGAACCCTTTGATTGAAATGTATCTGGATGCGTGTGAAGTCTATCATATCAAGTATTTAGAGTGGAAAGACAGTGGTTTTAAATCCACAAAAGTTCACACAAACAAAAATGGGTCAAGAAACGAAATTAAGCATCCTTTGGCCCAACAAGTTGAAGTTTGGAGTGAGAAAAAAACTAAGTTATTAAACCAACTAGGCCTTGATATGAAAAGCGGTGGCCTTGATTATGTTGATCCTTTAGCAAGTGAAAATGCTAAGAAAAAAGAAGAAGCTAAAAAAGATGAACCACAAACAAATAATCGTTTGGTTGAATTTAGAAAGATGCGTGGTGGTCAATCATGATTGATATGACTGTCAATTATGCTGATAAATTTGCCAAATCGGTTCGCAGACACAAAGAACGGTATCCAAAATCAATCTATTTAGCAGTTAAACGATATAACAAGTGGAAGAAACGGAAAGATATTTTCTTTGATCTGGAAAAAGCAAATTTGATGCTAAGTTTTACCGAATCATTTTATAAACATTCAACTGGTGAATGGTCGGGGCAACCGCTCGAATTAGAAGATTGGCAGAAGTTTTATTTCTCAAATATTTATGGTTGGCAAAAATGGTCTGATAAGTGGCAACGAAATGTTCGTGTTATTCGTAAATCATACCTGCAGGTGCCAAAGAAAAACGGTAAGTCTTTAATGGAAGGCGCGCCAATTTTATATGGAATGTATGGAGAAGGTGTGAAGGGCGCCCAATTTTACTGCCTAGCCGCTGATTTTGACCAAGCGCAAAATGTTGCCAATCCTTTAGCAACCGTTATTGAAAACGATAATGATTTACTTGATGGTACACGTGTTTATCGGAAAGAAAAGAAAGTAACGACTATCAGTTACGCTTTCTTTGAAGATGATTTCAAATATCAAAACAATTTGCGTGTGTTATCTAAGCGTGAAAAAGTCGATGGTAAAAATACTTATATTGTTGTTGCCGATGAAGTTCACGAGTGGGAGGACACGTCGAGATATGATGGTTTGAAATCAGGACAAGCTGCACAACCAGAACCATTATTTTTAGTTTGTTCTACTGCTGGTAAAAACAGTGGGGCCTTAGGTGTTCAAATTTATCAAGATAGTAAACATATTCTTGAAGAAGATAATGACGATGACTGGTTCATTATGATTTATGAACCAAATAAAGGTTACAACTGGGAAGATGAAAAAGTTTGGGAAATGGTCAATCCGAATTTATATGTCTCGTTTGATATCACTTTTTTACGTGGGGAATTTAAAGATGCCTTACGAAATCCATTTAGGAAAGCCGAGTTTCTATCAAAGCATTTGAATGTTTTTGTCAATTATGCCGAAAATTATTTTGATAAAGAACAAATTGATAATTGCTTGGTAGATGATTTAGGAGATATTACAGGCGAACAAGTCGCTATCGGTATTGATTTATCCAGAACAACTGACTTGACATGCGTATCAATTAATATTCCAACCTTTAATGATGAAGGTGAAAGCATTATAAAAATAAAACAAATGTATTTTGTACCAACGCATAATATTGAAGAAAAAGAAAAATTAAGAAATGTTCCTTATCAATATTATGCAGAACAAGGTTTTGTAACGCTTTGTGAGGGTCGTACTGTTGATTATGATCTTGTCTATAACTATGTCATTGACATGTACAACAAATACGAATTAGACATTATTCAAATCAATTATGATCCAGCTATGTCTGAAAAGTTAGTGGAACGTTTTGAAATGGAAGGATTCAATACGGCCGAAGTAGGTCAATATCCATCAGTAATGAATGAAATGCTAGATGATTTTGAAATACTAGTAGATAACGGACGAGTTCAAACTGACAATCCGTTATTTATTTTTTGTACCAACAATACAACAGTTGTAACGAATATACAAAGTCAAAAAGCGCCCAGCAAAAGAAAGTCACCAGAACATATTGATGGTTTTGTGGCTTTTTTAATTGGTCATAAAGATTCAATGGATTTAATGGTGGAAGTTGGAAGCGAAGAAGAATATGAGGATTATATTAAACAGCTTTACAACAGAAAATAACTGAAAGGAGGTGGGAATTTGGGAATTAGATCATGGTTCAATCAAAGATTTCGTATGTCGAGTAAGAAAAAAGTATTAGGTAGTTCAATACTTGCGAATCAATTTGTCTTGGGTGACGAAAATATTTTATCTTCTAGCGACGTTTATCACTATCTTTTAGCAATTTCCAATATGTTTGCTTGTGGATCGTGGACAATCGAAAAAGAAGATGGAAAAGACATTAAGGGAGCCAAAGAACTGCAGAGTTTGAAACATCCAAATGGTTATTTAACCGACTTTGAATTCAAACGTTTGCTTGTAAATGTCTATTTGTTACAAGGAGAAGTATTTGTGGTGAAAGACGGTAAACAGCTTCACATCATGAAGGGAATTACACCAGAAATATCAGAAGAAGGTATCAAACAATTTAAATATGACGGCCATACGCTTTATCAAAATGAAGTTCGCCAAATTAAAAATATTGGATTATCGAATAATTATGGCAATGGACTGATTGATTTAGCTAGAGATACTTTAGAAGGGGTCATGAATGCAGAAAAAGCTTTGACAGAAAAATATAAAAAAGGCGGCTTGTTGGCGTACTTACTGAAATTAGATACTCATTTGTCACCAAAAAACGCAATGCAAAACGCAATGCTTGATGCCATTCAAGGACAACTAGAAGAAATTCCAGACGAAGGAAAGACTGTCATTATTCCGTTGTCTAAAGGTTACGCCATCGAAGGATTCGAAAGTCCTGTTCAAGACGATAAAATTCTTTCGTATTTAAATGTCTATAAACCAGAACTTGCAAAGTTTTTAGGTTTTGATCCTGACGCATACAATCAATTATTAAAAGTTGATTTAGAGAAAGCAGCGATTTATTTAAAAGCATTCGTTGTTGATCCGATTGTTCAGAATGTCTGTGAACATTTAACGGAACTATATTTTGGACCAGAATCAACAAATCGTATTTCTTTAACAATTGATATTAAAAAGTATTTAACAATGTCACAAAAAATCACAAATACGCAAGGTTTAGTTCGTACTATGGTTTATACACCTGATGATGCACGCGTGGATTTAGGTGCCGAACGATTAAATACAGAAGAATCAACCAAGCTCTATGCATCGAAAGATTTGATTGGGCTAGATGAACTAACCGAGCTTAACAAGTCTAAAATGGAAGAAGGTGATTCAACTGGATAAGTTGGAAATTAGAAGTTTTGATATTAAAAACATGACGACGCGTTCCCTAGATGATGGCAGTGAATCAACTGTAGTTGAGGGGTACGCGTCTGTTTTTAACTCACGTACGAACATAGATGGTTGGTATGATGAAGAGATTGCACCTGGTGCATTTTCCGAATCACTAGCAAAAAACAAAGATGTTCGCTGCTTATTCAATCATGATTGGAATTACGTGTTAGGCCGTAAAAGTGCTAATACATTAATTATTGAAGAAGATTCAAGAGGGTTGCATTTTGAGGTTACATTGCCGAACACCACATTTGCGAATGATTTAAAAGAATCAATGTCGCGTGGTGATATTAATCAATGTAGTTTTGGTTTCTGGGTAACTGCACAAGAAGAGGACTATTCTGGTGATGTTCCACTTATTAGAATTACCAATGTTGATTTGTGGGAAGTCTCAATTGTACCTTTGCCTGCATACGAAGATACTGAAGCTTCATTAAGAAGTAAGTTCCAAGAAAAAAACATTGAAACAATTAAATTAAGAAATAAAATTTTAAAAACGATTGGAGAATATAAATAATGAAAATGCGTAAAATTTTAGAAAAACGAGCTGCTAAATTAAAAGCAAAATTAGCTTCAATGGAAGAACGTGCAAAAAGTGAAACTTTAACACGTGATGAATTAAGTGATATTGAATCACAAGTGGAGGAAGTCACAGCAGAATTAGACGAAATCAACGATGCTATCGCAGAATTGCCTGAAGAAGATGTGACAGAATTAGGCGATGTCGTAGATGATTTAGGCGCAGCAACTGATGAAATTGTTGAAGAAGTAGACGGAAAAGGCACTGAAGAAGATGATTTAGAACCAGCTGACGATAAAGAACGCAGCCGTGTTTTAGATATTATCGGGAAAGGTATTTCAAGTCGGGGAGAAGAAAAAGTGAAAAAATTAACTCAACGTAGCGCGTTCTTACGCTATTTGGCTGGTCGAATTACACCTAATCAAGCTCGTTCATTTGGTGTTGGTTTTAACAACGGTAAAGTATTGGTGCCACAAGAATTAAGTAAAGAGATTATTTCTTACCTACAAGAAGAAAATCCTTTGCGTAAATTTGCAAGTGTTCATCAAACTAAAGGAACTCAAGGTTTCCCAGTACAAGTAAAACAAGCCGAAGCAAATACAGTTACTAGTGAACGTGATGAAAATAATTTAATTCCATTTACTGACATTGAATTTGATGATGTTTACTTAAACCCAATCGAATTTGATGCAATTATTAAAGTCACGAAGAAATTAACGCATATGTCAGACTTTGACATTGAAGCTATCGTGTTAGATGAACTAAAGAAAGCGTACTTGCGTAAAGAAACATTCTGGTATTTTTCAAGTCCTGATAACAAAGGAGCATTAGCTAAAAAAGCCGTAGCCTTTACTGGTAAAGGTGACAATGATTATTTAAAAGTTGTTCAATTAAAAAATGCTTTACCGACTGCTATGCGTTCAGGCGCTCGCTTTATGATCAATCGTGCAGCACAAACATTGTTGGAATCCATGCTAGATAGCACTGGTAATCCAATTCTTAAAGATGCTGGGAATGATGATTTTGATTACAAGTTATTTACTTATCCAGTAGAAGTTACAGACTACGCAGATAAATACAATGAAACTACGAAGAAATTCGATCCAACAGTACCAGTGATCTATTTCGGTAATTTCTCTTATTTCCACATTCAAGATGTTATTGGCTCATTGGAAATTGAAAAATTAACTGAACTATTTGCGCGTGAAAATAAAGTCGGGTTTAAAATTTATCATTTAAACGATGGTCAATTAATTTATGGGCCGTTTGAAACACCTGTTTATAGCTTAGACTTAAGTACAACCCAAGCACCTAATCCAGGTGAATAATTATGGAAATTAATCTAGAAGATTTTAAATCTCATTTACAATTTGAGGAAGGCATGGATGATGCCATGCTTGAATTTTATTTGGATATGGGTAAGAAATATGCAAAAAGGGCAACTGATGATGAAAATTCGTCAGTTGCCTATTATATTGCATCCATTTTTTGGCTGTATAAAGTGCCAGAAGCTGAAATGGAGAATGCCTTTAATGCTTTAACGCCATTGATTTTAAGTGAAGGGCTGGTGGTAGATGATGCCAAAAGTAACGCTAAACAGAATGAAATGGAAAGCTGAACTTTGTAAACAAGTTCCTGGTTTAGATGACAATGACAGACCAGCGATTATACATGAGAAAATTCGAGATATTTTTTATGTTGAGTTAGGTATTACCTCACAAGAAAAATATTTATCAAAACAAGCCAAAATTGATGTTGTGAGAAGAATCAGAGTTCGTTTCGATAAATCTATCACAGAAACAAAAAACACGCTTAGAATCGATTCTGTGACCTATAAAATCACTCGTATTTATACAGATATGGATAAACGAGAAATGGAGTTGAGTTTGGCTTATGTCGATTAGTTTTGAGAAATTAAGGGCAACGCTAAAAACAGTAGGTGTACCTGTGACACGTGACAAAGCGGAAAAAGGAACGGACTATCCATATATCGTGTATTCCAATGTTAGCAAAGGTAAAAAGATGGCTTCCTCTAAAGTTCATAGGCGATTGCCATATTATCAAATTTCTTTCTTTACAACAGGTACAGAAAAAGATTTGACTGATTTAGAAAATGCGTTGGAAAACGCTGGTATTTCTTATGCTGATTTTGTAGGTATTCAGGGTGATGAAAACGATGATACAGTGACAAATTTTTATACGTATGTGAGGTGTATAGAAAATGGCCAATAATAATGGATTTGCGGATATGGGAGACTATTTGGGTACTCTTGCACAAGTAGACCCAACAAAATTGTCGTTGGAATCATTAACGAGTGCTGCCAATTTTTATAGAGAGCAGTTGCTGCCCAAAATACCTAAATCACTATTAAAGAAAAAACATATGGCTGATCAGGTAAAAGTCATTATTGAAGATGACCAAGTACAAGTTGCGTTTGAAGGAACTGCCTTTTACTGGCGATTTGCTGAAAATGGAACAAAGAATCAAAAAGCCCAGCATTTTGCTAGTGGTACGTTTGAACAAAATAAAGATCAGATTGAAAAAATCATGACACAACAAATATTAGATTTATGGGAAGGATGAGTAATTTGGGAAAACAAGATGTGTATTATTTTGAAGGATTAGATGACATCTTAATTGCCATGATGGCAACGCCTGATGAAGTTGGGGTGGCACCAACTTATAGTGAAGTAATTAGATTACCAATCGCTACAAAGTTAGGTATTAAGGGAAATGGAACAGCTTTAGAAAAATGGGCTTCAAGTAAAATGTTTCGTCGTGTGAGCCGTGAAACAAAACATGAAATTGGATTGGATCACGTGGGAATTCCTATCGAAGTGATGGATGAGCTAAAAGGCTTAATTGCCCAGGCTGGTGTTACTTTTGGAAAAAATACGGCGCGTGAATTTCCTTATTTCGCCTTTGGATTTATTGGAAACATTGAAGATGGGGGGAAGAAAGTAGTTTGGTACCCTAAAACACAATTATCAAATGTCATTGATGAAGAATATACTACTGCAGAAGACGAAACAAAAATTGATGATGTAACTGCTAATTTTGTTTCAGTCGGTTTGAAGCATAACAATGTTATGTATTCAAGCTTTGATTCTAACCGATCAAGTGCAAAATCAGGGGACTTTGAAAAATTCATTGCACAACCTATTTACGATGAAGAACAATGGAAAAAATTAGTAACTCCATCAACACCTGGGGGTGGAGGTGAATAATGGCAAAGTTAGCTGATTATGGGATTGTCGTTTCAGATACACCAACTGTCACAATTAAAGGTCATCAGTTCCCAATCTTGTTAACCATGGAAACCATGGAGCATATTGCGGATATTTATGATGACGACTATTCAAAATTTGAAGAAGATATGAACGCAATGCTAAATAAGAGTGGTGGACGTATCTCTTCAAAAGAATTATCTGCTTCGGATTTAAAGATCATGCGTGCTTTAATTTATGGCATGTTAAAAACTGGCGGATTAGACGAAACACCAGAAACAATTTTTAAATTCTTAGGAATGAATTCTACGGTTGTTGAAGTTTATGGGGCCTGCATGGAGGTATTCGCAGCACAGAATTTTCAAGATGTTGATGTAAAAAAATCCAAGAAGCCACAAGATTATCAAACTCCGCAACAAAAGAAAAACAAAAAGAAAA